GTACTTGACCATAACATCACGCAAGTATTGTTCAGCTTTGATAGTTGGCATGTTACCAACATCAATGTAGAATACTCTGCGCTCAGGCGCGCGAGAAAGTCTGTAGATAACTGTTGCGTCTTCGACCATGCGAAGCTGATTGAGAGGTTTGATAGCCTTGTGTAGATAAGAGAGTACCATAGCTCTCTTTGAATCCATTAGACCTGAATTGACGTTTACAATAGCATCTAGTGTGATCTTTGTACCAAGTTGTGAATGGGCGCCGATCATACCTCTTTCATTATAGAGGTAATATTCTTTGATCTGCTTGATAACTTCCATTCCACTGTTTGGATCTTTTGTCTTCTGTACTTCACGAATTTTGCGAATTCTGCGAGGGTCAATGTACCTGATTTCTTGAATGCCTTTCTGAGGCGACTTGTCATCAATGACGATATGATAAAATATTCTACCGTCAATGTACCATCTACGAAAAATATCATGACCCATATTACCAAAATCAAGTAGCTTCAGAATCTGATCAAATTCGTCTCTGATCTTTTTCTTAATAGCATTGGATTCTTTGATTTCATCTGTGTTAAGTTCAACACCGCGTTCTTCATCATCATTAACAATAGCTTCATTGACAATTTCGTCTATAGCAGTTTCAAGTTCTGGCTGCATAGACATTTCACGGTATCTTGTGATGAGTTCGATTTCATTACGAACAACGCCATCTAAATCAACATATGTGCCATAGTAAGCACCCGACTGAATGGTTACGGCACCATCGTCGGTTGTTGGAATAGCAAACGATTTGTTACGTTCGTCTTCTTGTTGATTTTTCTTACGGCTTATTTCAAAACCGAAAAAGTTTACGGCCATTATTCACTCCGAGAAAGCGGCGGGGATTTCTCCCCGCCTTTGTTAATAATATAATTAAGCAACAAAACCAACTGGTGCGGTTGCGGCTGGTACTTGTGGTTGATCATTATCAGTTGTATTTGCTGGATAATCTTCCCACCACTGATATGCAAATGTGACAGCAAACTCTTCAATTGTATCGTTTGCGCCCCAATCCATTTCAATAGGACTTAAATCAATTGGGAATATACCAACAAATTTATAACTCTTTTTTCCAACTTCTGGTCTATCAGCATTAGCTTTACCATACTGAGTAATATATGCGATAGATTGATATGAAGCAGGACTTACACGATTAGGATTACGAATATTACCAACGTGAGAGTTCAAGTCGCTCATCCACTTTTCCATGGAATTGCGTACAATAAAATCTTCATCATTGATAATAGTTACTGTCCATTCAGTAAATGTTCTATTACCTGCAAACTTCAGTTCACGACCAAAATAGTTAACAGGAATCTGATTTACAGTTGAACCAGGTAACTGAGCGGCTCTACACATAAACGAAAATTTTGTTCCTACAGTAACAGGCAAGCCTTCAATTCTACATTGAAATAGATTAGGACGAGCACCGTCACCAACCATTTGTGATCTAAAATCTGAAACATTAAAAGCCATTTAAATTACTCCTTTTCTTTATTTATGTTCATTTTTGTCATATTAGAATCTACCTACGATTTCTTCGAAGGCAACACCAGTTCTAACAGCTACGAAGTTAAGCTGAATAAAGTTGATGCTTCTAGCTGGCTTAATGTAAATATCACCGATAAACTCGTTTCTATCGATAACTTCAGGAGTATTATTTGTAGTATCGCAAACTACTCTGTATGCATAGATACCACGACGACCTTGAACGTCACGTAGATATGGTTCTACAAGACCAACGAACTGTGAACGTGTGAACTCATCGTTGAATTCAAACAGGCTATACTTGGCTGCTCTTGCAATTGCTTTTTCAAGTACAATAAACAAGCGACGAACGTTGATACGATCAAATGCTGATGGACGAGTAAGCATTGTCTTATCACCATAAAGAATTGTACCTTCGCCTGGGAATGAAACGACAGGATTGATACCGCTCTTATATAGTGTGTCACGATCAGTCTTATCTGGATTCCATGCAAGCTTTACTACGTTCTTGATTTGACCGCGATTGAAACCTGCTGGTGAATACCATGGATCACGATCTTGATCTGTTCTTACACATAGACCAGCGATGTCACCATTAAGTGGTACCCAACGATACACATTACTGTACTTGTCAAACTGATACTTCCAACCTGAATCCATTACAGCATATGATGTTGAAGGTAGACCATTTCTAAATGCTACAGATAAGTCAGCTTCACGACCATACCTATTAACGACAGATGCATATGTTGGCGAAATAAATGCTACACAGTCTTTACGTGTTTCAACGATATTATCGATAATATGTCTAGAAACGGTATTTGATGCTGCACCTGTTATGATAAGAGAAATATCTGTTTCTTCAGCGTTCTTAAAACGATCATAACCTATAATTAAATCAGCATCTGTTGTGTTTACTGATGCACCATTTTGCAACGTATATGAATATACTGCATTTGAAGTAAATGTTGTGGTTTGAGCTGTATTACCCCAACCATTAGAACTTTCTGCATGATTAGTTATGTAAATATATCTTGATTTATCGTTAATCACATTTACGTAATAGTTAGATGAACCATCATCGTTCTTTGCATCAACAGCTTTAGAAACATATGAATACTTTTCAAGAACAGTATTCGGAGCAGCAAAAGTGCCTTTTTGATCAATGACAAGTATGTGCATTTCATCCCAAAGACCGCCGCGAGTATTTGCGTAACCTGATGTTAATGGAATAGAATCAAATTGGTTTGCAAAGTTTATTGTGTTTGAACCCCATGTTGTAAATGCGTTCGCATTTGCGCCATTAGCAAAAATTTCAATTCTTAGACCATTACCTGCATCACCAGCATAACGTGCAGTGATCACATTGATTGCGGCGTTTGCAACGGTTGTAAAAGGATAATTCCAGTTTGCATTATAATCTTCTTCATTTGCAATTAATATACCTGTATTGCCGCTAGTAGAATTTCTATCTGATCTTGTATTAGAAGTACGAACAACTTTAAGATCACGACCGTATGCCAAAAAGTTAGCTGCGGTAAACCATGTTGCGATAGTATTTGCGTCTCCTGTAGGCTTACCGAAAGTCTCTACAAGTTCATTTTCATTAGAAATAGTAACGATTGTATTTGAAGGGCCCCATGCAAATCTTGCTGCAATTGCACCTTGCGTAGTTCCAACTGACGGAACTATAGTTGTAAGGTCAAATTCAGTTACATTTACACCTGGTGACAGTTGAAATGCCATATTGTCTCTCCTTTAAAAGTGGATTATTATTCTTTATATTATTTAGAAAAATGACGATTTATAGTCTATCTGACCAGTTTAAATCGCTCCAAGGATATCTTTTGTCGATGTCTTCAAACCATACTGTACCTTTTTCATCCACTTCCATTTTAGGAGTATATCTATCAAGTCCATCATCTATGATCGGCAAAGGAGTCAAATCAGAATCCATCAACTGCAATTGTTCTTCTTGCAGAGTTCGACGGATATCGTTCTTGATGTTTTCCTTAAAGTATCTCTGAGCAGTCAACCAGCCAAAATGCACTAAAGTCATGGCAAGATCGTCGTTGTTTCCCTCTTCTGCTTTGAATGTCTTCTTGTCCGCTGAGAATGTAGTCAATTCCATGATCGTCTCAGCATCATGAATAATGAGTTTATCGCTCTCAACCAAAGTCTTCAGATTGGCGCAACCGATATTCTTTGTCTGTTGTGAGGTTCTAATACCATAAGCAATTCTCTTTTTGAAACCTGGTGTTTGCTGCTGACCTTGTTTGCCTTTGACTTCAATCTTGATAAGATTTTCATAGGCGATTTCATGATGTAGAATTTCAGAAACTTGTAGTCCTATGCTATTGATTTCTACCAATACAAATGCTTCATTGTAGTATCTTGCATGATTTACAATGACGGCAGGATAAAGCATAGGTGATATCTTGTTGTTTCGATATTTGGCAACTTGTCGATATGGTATCTCAGTAACGTCTATGATTGAGAATGTTGAGTTATCCAAGTTCAAACCTTCAGCAACATCTACAGTCATGGTATATGTATGATCTTTGATAGGCTCTTCATAGATGTCTAGAAACCCTTCTTTACGAATAGGATTTTTGAAAGCGAGAGTTCTTAGCTTGCTAGGATGAATGAGTGTATTTGTAGAACCGATAAATTCACACTCAAATTCTTGTCTGAACTGATCGGCTGAAGTGTTACGGATTGTCAGTTCTTTCCATGCTTGGTCACGACCTGGCACCATACTCCAGTGAATTTCAATAGGTATATAATCACTTCTCTTCTCAGTTGCTTCTACCCACATACGATAGAACAAGTTCAGACCGTTTGGTGTAGAAACAATGATAACTTTTGTTGTGTTACCAGATGAAATGGTAGGATACGTAGACATGAAGAATGCTTCAGCAATGTTGTTTGGAACGAATGCAAACTCGTCTAAGAAGATAACATTGAATGATCTACCACGAACAGATGAACCAGATGTTGAATCAGCAATTGCGCGTGAACCATTAGCCAACTCAATAGAACCTTTGTTCCATTCTTTGACACCTTGCTGTAGAAAGCGAGGAAGGTGTTCAAAAGCAAGCTGAAGTCTGCCCATAATTTCACGGGCAGTTGAAGATTTGTTAGCAAGAATTGCTACATTGACACTCTCATTGAACAGAATGTAGTGTAGCAGAAATGCAACAGATGTTGTAGTCTTACCTACCTGTCTAGGCAACTTACAGATAGAGAATCGGTTCTCATGGAATGTTGTGAGCATTTCTTTCTGAAAGTCCCACATGCGGAATGGCATAAGACCATGATCAACGTTAATGATCCTCATATAAGTTACAGCAAAGTAAACAGGATCATTCGTACACTTTATGAACTCATCTATCTCTTGCTGAGTAAATGAGTGAGTGTAGTCTTCTTTTGGTAAGTTAGGATTGTTATTATATCCTTTACTCAATCTCTTCTCCACCAATCAACTTCAAAGAATCATCAAGAGCAATAAGGTCTTTGAGATGCCCAGAGCCAGCAAAATACACACCTTCTGTTCTACTTAGAAGGTACTTGTTTCGCATATCATTCGCTTTCTTGGCTAATTTACCAGCATTGTTTGGATACTCTTCCCAGTTCTTTGGCCACATTAGCTTATCACCTTTATCAATGAAAGATGCAACATTCTCTTTTGTTGCTAGTTGCTTACTTAATTCCATAAAGTTTGTATCTGGTTCGCTTGCCTTGGTTAGAAACTCTTTTAGCTGTGCAGCACCGTATTCTCTGTCTTTGAAGTAAGAAAACTTCTTTTGATTCTTGAGAATACTATCAAAGATGGAAAATTTTAGATCAACCAAATTTTCTTTCTGACCATTGACTTCTGGATTAGAAAACAAAACATAAAGGAACTCTATAGGATAACCTTTAACAGACTTATGGAAACCGTCATCATCCCAAGAACCTTGATAAGAAGCTTTGCTACCAAAGTTCTTCTTGTTATTTTCTACACTACCACCGCTACCTTCATACCAATAGCCATGCTTATCACCGATAGCTTTTACCTTTTGTAGAATGTCAAAGCTTAGTTTTATTGGTGTGCCGTGTTCTTCACCTACAAATGAAATCTTATCACCTTTGAAGATTACTCCCTGAGGTGATACACTTTCTTTTTGCTCTCTGATATATTGCTTAAACGTTTTCATTATTTTATTCTATATCTTTTCATTTCGCGCCATGGAATATTTCTTGTTTGAATAGTCTCATATCCTGCATCTCTTGCTTTTTGTAGTCTATGAGTTCCATCTAAAACAACATGACCGTGAACAGGATGACGAGTTGTAATAATAGGATGTTCTAGACTGGCATTTTGAACTCTTTTTGTTTCACTTTCTTTTGATTCACCTTCACGATTTCCTAATGTTCTCTTTGCTAGAGAACCAACTTTCAACGCTTTAATTTTTTTATCTTTAACGTGGTCTATTAATTTAGAAACTTTAAATCTATATCTTTGTTGTTCTTTTCCTAATCCAAATGCAACACCAGCAGTGGCTTCTACTCCACCAGGATGTTCTGTTTGTTCTAACATAAACTCTCTAAAGGTTTTCATTTGATTGCCTCATTTATAATATGGGTTCTTTGGATCTGTATCACCGGTTTCATCTGGCCACCAATCTAGTTCGTAACGCTCACCGCGCTTAAACATAGCTTTCATTGACTTGATACGCTTTTCATATTCTTCTTTGCTTGGCTTAATATTGCCTTCAACAACATCTAGCACATACTGTATTGTAACAGCATTTGCGCTCAGACTTGCACATCTTGCACCAACTTCACCTTTCAAATGGTCCAGTAGAATGCTTTCGCTGCTACCTGCTAATGCATTTGATAACATATGAGGAACTTTTAAATCAACATAAGAGTAAACATAATCGTAATGTGGTGCAGGTGAAGAGTGTAAGATATATTCATCTAGAACTTCAATTCTCTTGAATCCATCAACATCATACCACACCGCTCTATTTGGTGTCAGTTCGTCTGGTTTACCAAAGAACTTCTGAAGATGCTCTGCATACTTTGCAGGTTCTTTGTTTTTCCACTGAGAAAGTGAAGCACCCACTGATTCCATTAAAAACTGCTTAAGTGTTTTCATTCTTTTTCTCTTTCATCTGTTTAAGTAGATCGGCAGTAGTTCCTACAAATACTGCTTTTTCTACTGTAACATTTGTCTTATCTTCTTTCTTTGTGCCACGTAAGTCTTGATTTTTCTTCTGTAGATCATACAAGTCTTTGGTAATGTCTGCGATAGTCTTCATTGTTGTTGCTAATACTTCGTATGCTCTAGGAGATTCGGATTCTTTGGCCAAATCAGTCAAGTTTTCCATTGCAGCATTACCTTTCTCTATGAGAGATCGAAATGTGCGTCTTGATAGATTGTAGTCGGCGTCAGCATCATCTTGTTCATGCGGTGTATTGATTATCACTTCTCTTTTAGGTTCTATGATTTCGACTTCATTGCCGATACCAAGAGAACTTGAGATTATATCATTTGATTTTTCACTCATTCAGTTTCTGGCCATTCTGTTATTGTTGTAGTAAATCCAAAATCTTCATCTGGTTGAGCGTTGATTGGATTTGGATCAATCTGTATCTGAGCAAGCTTTATCGGTGTTATATCAAAACTGGCTATATTACAGACAGCATTCGTTGATGCTGCTCTAATAGAATTGTTTACCTTAAATTGACCTTGAGAACCACCAATAACAAGTCTATTCGTTTCATCATGCCAACTTAAAACATATCCGTATGCAGTAGCAGTTTGATAATTAGCACCTTGATATACAATATCATTTACTTTGAAATTGCTATTTGCCAAAGGTTCTGTTGTATTGATCTTGATGATATTACCTGCTTTGAGTGATTCATCATTGTAGATATTGGCAAATACACGACGAATGATCTTGCCTGTAGAGACTGGACCGTAATAGTATGCCTTCATCGTGAAAGAAAGAGTCCATGATACATATCTTACAGCATCAAAATTACCTTCATGCTCAATCACATTAGATACTTGATTAAGTATGATAGGAATGTCTTTGAGGAATCCCATTGTAGGTACAGAATCGATTGTCACTGTATAGTCAGGATTAAAATATGGTAAAATTTGTTCTACAATATGTGTACCATCATCAACGTTTCTTGCGTATATCTGTAGATCGAAATTCAAGTCATACGGTACACCCATGTACTGAGATGCACCACGTGAAGATGTGTTTGCAATAGGATTTTTTAGCAGTGAATTTTGTTTTCTAGAAGCATCATATGAAAACCCAGTCAATTCAAATGACATTCTAGGTAGAACAACCTGTACTGGTCTCTCCAAGTCTGGATCGGCTCTTAGTCTTGAGTAATACTTTTCTTTTGGTGCATAGACAACAGGTACTTTGAAACGTTCAATTTCAACTTCTGAATTCTTGTTAATGCGCTTCACAGTGATATTGTTGAACATATTACCAAACAATATTACATATTTGCGAGTTAATTGATGATAAAAGTAAGCATTAGATAACATTTTTACGGCATCCCGAATGGATTGATCTCTGATAGATCA